ATATGTATCTGCCAGTCTGCTTAGTTAACCAAATAGCTACTTCTCTGTAGCTGAACTGTTTTAAGTGTTGCTTAGCTTTATCTAATGCTTCCAGTTCTTCAGGTATTGGTTCTAAAAGCTTATCATTGTCAGGGTGTATTCTATAGCCAAAGGGTACATACTTAGTCGTTCTAACTATGATGTGCCACTCTTTTTCTTCGCCTTTGTGAGGCTTAGGTAGTTGCCAGTAACCTAGTGATTCTCTATCTAAGTCTGGCATTCAGTCTTATTCGTTCTTACCTTCCTTTGGTGGAAGATAGAAAACGCCCCCGCTTGATGTAACGTCTACCTTCTCAGTCTTACCCAAGCCTGCACGATCAAGCAAGTCTTTAGCTGCTGACATCTTGTCACGCAATCCTAGCTCAGTAGGATCGTACAAGGCTTGTGTCATTGCCATAGCTGCCTTCGGGGCAATACGAGAGAAGTAAGTTCTAGTAGCCTCAGTAATCTCGTCCTTGAGTGCATCTACAATCAAACGTGTTGGTGTGTTATCGCTATAGCCTGCTAGCTTCTTAGCTGCTACAACATCTCCACCAGCCTCGTCAAAGAGAACCTCAAGGAACTTCTGTTGCATTTCTGTTAGCTGTTTAGCCATAGTATCATACCTTATAGTGGGTTGTCAACAAGAGAATCATAGGCTTCCCAGATATCGTCAATCTCAGTCTGAATGATATCTAGCTTGTCACCAATGCCATCTGTGATGGTTGTGCTTCTCTCTACTTGACTACGTAAGTCTAGGAGCGTTCTTTGTTGCTCCAAGATAGTTTGCATCTGTGTGCTGATTTGAGACAGGCGAGTGTTAAGGCCACGGACATCGTTATCTGCTACCGCCTGTTCTAGTGCTTGGATACGTGAAGCTAGAGAGGTAGCTGTCTCGTCAAAGCTGTCAGACTTCTCTACTACTTCTACAATGCCTGCTTCTACAGCATAGAAGCGCTGTACAGTATCGTAGCCAAAGTAGATAGCGCCACTGATACCAGATAAGATTGGTAGGGCGGCCATGATGTACCACCCTTTAAAAGTAAAACTACCAATCTTTAGTTCCGTGTTCTCCATGTATCACCTTACATGTTTTGCGATGGGCCGCCATACTCTAGGATGTACTGGCTTGCACCGTAGATATCCTGTGCATTCTTGAAGTCATCCGTCAAGTAACCCTGATAGCCTGTGCTGTTGCCTGCTTGATCCCACACAATGATAAACTCGTCTACGCTCTGTGTATACGTAAGGGCAGAGTATGTACCGACTACGATGCCATTGTTAGCTGTGTAGCTGTCGATACTTGCAGTCAACGCACTATTGTTAGCTGCAGAAAGATATGCACCTGCTTCCTGTGCCAAAGCTTCAACGTTAGTCAGAGCAGTATTATATGCTTCTACTTCTGCTGCGTCAATAGAGTATTCATCTGTAGCAATCATGCCCTGCAGAGCTACTTGTTCTGGCGCTGTGTCAGCTTCTGCTGCAAGAGCAATAACACCAGTAGCTGTCATAAGTACGTTAGTTGCATCTGCCAAGACATCTACTGCTAACGTCAAGTCATTCATGGCAGCATTGTGATTCTGGATAAACATCTGTTCTGCTGTAGTAGCAGTCTCGTAGTCATGTGCCAAGACTTGTGCTGCTGCATCCTGATAGGCTAGCAACATAGCCTCAGTAACTTTAGCTCCGTCTAGGGAGCCATCTACAATAACCCCACCTACTTCAGCGTAACCTACAGCTCCAATACCAAGATTGATAGACAGTTCCAATCGGTCATCAATGACCTGCATGGTATTGATCAGGTCTTGAATCTTCTGGTCACCTGTTTGTGCGTGAAGTCCTGAAGCGCTCAGAAAGAGAACGAGTGTCCCTAGTATCAGCTTGAGCTTGTTGCCGTTCATCTGTTAAGTCCTCTCCTATACGTAACAGTGTATCATAAAACTGCTGGTCTTCCTCATAACCAACAATATACGCTTCAGGGTTTGCTCTATATGCATCTACTGCATCAGAACCCATTAGTAGTCTGCCTGTTACAACATCTGTTATAGGGCAGGGTGTTGAGGCTAGAAGCATAGCCTTGAACACTTCTGGTGAGCCACACATAACTGAGATAGCACTCACCTGTAATCCTAAGCCACCCATCTGCTGTGGTAAGCCTAGTAGTCTAGCGTTCTTACGAATGTTACATGCTTCATCCTGAGACATGCCACCGCTAGATATACCTACGATGCTAAGCTGTATGCCTACAGAGTTTGGCATTAGACAGCTATCATTGCCACCACCACCCATAACTGTAGGTGCTATTGCTGACATGACTGGCGCTGGGCTACCTGCGCCTGTAGCATTGTAGTTGTTCGTTACAGTCTCGTCTAAGTTGTTACTGTTGACTGTCGAGTTATCGTAGTTCTCGTTAAAGTCACCTGTAACGTTGTTACTCTGTGCTGAGGCACTGGTCACCCATAACACCACGCACAGTAGCGTCACTACACATAAGCTGTATTGCCGCCTCTTCCTGCCCGATTGCTGATAATGTCTGTGCATTCAGGTTTCTCTCACAAGTCTTATCTTTATCTAGGCAAGAAGATGGCAGAACTATCTGTGTCGTACTACACGCTGAGGCTACGAAGACGATCCCTAAGCTGGCTACGGCTGTACCCCATGTCATTTAGTTGCTTATCCGATAGTTCGTTAAGGATTAGATATGTAGCTCTGCGTTCTGCGTAACGTTCATAAGCGGCCCACATACGTGCTAAAAAGTCTTTCATGATTTGTATTCCTATATGTTAATCTCGCCATTGTTAGCGATCACATATAGTTATACTCAAATCGTGGGCCAGTAGAATTGCTAATATGGAATACCCGCTACCCGTTAGGGATAAAGGTTTCTGTTACAGTAAGTACTGTGTCAATGTGACCAGCACTAACAGGTGTTACTTGTATCTTGTCACCAGCTTCCATTACCAAGTCAATGCTAGCAAACTCTAAGAAGTCGCCAGCATTCAAGCTTTTACCTTCAACAAAGCCAGAATCATAGCTTTCTGATGCATCATACCACTTAACACTTACTGTATTGGTACTACCACCAGAGTTATTGACAATAAGGTAAGTCATCTCTGCCCGACAGTTAGCAGGGCATACATATACATCTTCTGTTGTAGTGCCATTGTTGTGGCCCCACACAGATCGTCTACGTGCTGGTTTGCCGGGAGAAGCTAGTGTCATTACTTAGAAGTTCTCTTTTGTGTTGCTGGGTTAGACGCACCGCAAGCTACCATGCCACCCTTAGCATAGCCCTTCTTAGCCATACCACCCTTTTTGTAGCCCGGCTTCTTCTTAGCCATGCCACCTTTGTTCATTGCCATGCTATCTTCACCACGAGCTTGTGGTGTACCGTATACGTTATACATTGCTAGTCCCCCTTCTGCAGCACGAAACTTACGAGTCTTCTCTGCAATACCTTCTGGTTGTGATACAAACTGCTTACCTTTAGCAGTACCTTCTCGTTTAGCTCTTGTCGTAGCTGCATACTCTGCACTACTCAAAGACTTGATAGCTTTCTCTGGCAAGTAACGCTCACCAGTCTCACCTGATGGCTTACCTGACTTAGTACGCCACTTCTGCTTTGTCCACTTGTCTAGGGACTCCTGTGAGGCTTTCTTGGCCATTAGTCCTTATACCCCCCACCCGCAGCTTTATATTCACGGGCTAGCATTTGAGCTTTACGTGCAGACCACTGCCCAGCTTTGCCACCCTTAGTGCCAGCCTTGATCTTCTCAAACAGACGCTTACGCATAGCTGGCTTAGTATAGTTACCTGCTTCGTTTACTCTGCTCTTAGTCTTCTTTGCTGCTGGCATACTAGAATCCTATTTCGTATCCTGCTACTAGTCCTACTTCTTCTGCATCACCATAGATAGCTGGACTTACGTAGAAACCATCTTGTACTACTCTGAGGTACGGATAGATGGTATTGTTGTATCCTGACACTAAGCCTAACTCTAAGTGACCATCAGCAAACTTCTGTCCTACATAGAGTGACGTATCATATTCGCTGTTGTAGTACACACCTGCTATCTGCTGTCGCTCTGTTGTGTAGCGTAGATGCGGATGTATCCAGTTGAGGTCATACTGTTCGCCACCCAAATGGTAGCTGAGAGCAAAAGCAAAGCTAAGCATGTCACCACTTTACTTTGTCTGCCCAGTAGGCTGCTGACATCTTACCCTTAGCAATGTTCTTAGCGTGACGTGCCTTGAAAGACTTCTGACGTGCTGTAGGCTGTCTGTCTCCAGTTACACCCTGCTGTCCAAACCTGATAGTCTTGATCTTGTCACCCTCTTTGGCGACTACTACGTGTGACTTCGTAGGATGCTTAGGGGTACGCTTAGGTTTGTTGTAGCCAGATACACCAGCACGTTCTAGTCTAGGGTCTTTAGCCATCCTTCTTGTCCTTGCTTTTAGTGTAGGCTTGACCACCATAGAAGGCTGCTACGATTGCTGCTACAGATACGAAGTACACAGATGCCATGCTACCCAGCACATTAGCTGCTTCGTCTAAGCCCAGCGCTACTGCTAGTACGACAGCAAAAGGATACAGAAGCATACCAGCTAAGGCAAACCATGCCATGTTACGCTGTGCATCTTCCTTCTTGTCTTCGTTCTCAAAGCGAACCTTACGCTCATACAAAGCGATTTCATCTTCGGTAATGATACCGTCACCATCCGTATCAGCTTCAGCCCACGGTGCAGTATCACTAATAGTCTTAGCCACGGTAATACATCATGCCTAGCATCATCATGTCTTCATCACGTGCTAGGTTGTCTGTAGTCTTGTTAGTCATACCTTTGTCACCACGAAGGTCTTTGCTACCAAAGCGATCTGTTGCTTCCTTCTCGAAGACTTTACCTTTGCTAGCAGTACAGCCTTTCTCACGTGGGTCATACAAGTTATTCATATTCTCGTTTCCTATCTGGGTCTAGCACTTCGTGCCTATCTAAGTGACCTTCTAGATACATAGCTCTCTCTACGTGATCTAGAGTATATACCTCACCAGTACGTTGATAGATTGCTTCACGTACGTAGAACACATCTGACTTAGGGATGTGTACTTTCTGTATAGCACGGTGATCATTGTTAGCTAATACAGAGTAGAAGTGTTCGATAACATCTTCGTCTGCATATAGTTGTACTTGTTTTTTAGCCATTGTCAAGCTTTTTATTATACACGATGAAAGAAAGTGCCGCAAACTGTATAGGAGATACAGATATGTATGGAGGAGAGGTGAGAGGAGACACACACACATATAGTCTCGACTACACAGCTTGCGACACATAGATTACGTACCTGCCAACCCAACCAACACAGATACGTAAACTCTAGCTTATACTTGCTAGTTACGTATAGTATAGCATGGTAGTAAACATAGTGTCAATACATAAAAGTAGTCTAACCTATGTCCAGTAACATAAAAGTCACATCTTAGTATAGACTACTTATAGTAGACTACTTTATAGTTGACTTACTTAAGTAGACTACTTTATATAGACTATCTTTAATGTATCAGCATTGTAGTCTATCTATACCCCCTTACCCCCATAGTTATGCATTTTCTGCAAGACCTGTCAAGTCCCTAAATCGTACATCCCTGTAGTTTTTCTTCTAATGTGTGCTATCTTTGCAACACTAGTTAGCTATACTAACATGTTAGTGTGTCTAGTATTGTATATAGGGTTAACATTGAGAAAAACCCCGTGTGTGTAACTGTACATATACGTATAACGTATACCCCCCACGTGGCCCCTGCCTGCCCCCCTACCCCTGTCATGCTAAGTGTTTGAAAAGAAAAGACTTTCACCCTAGAGGGGCATAAGTAAACTATACAGTTTAGCTGCAGAAGCTATGCAATCATGTGTTAAACTACTGAAAACACATAGAAAAACTACTGATGCCCTATCTGTAGCCACGTAAAAAAGGCATATCCCCGTGGTTTTGTTACATCATAACACCACACCCTAGACGATGCATGTAATGCTAAACTAAACAGTGCAGTTTAGTAGCTTGACTATAGACGCATACACACACACGAGACACGATAGCAGAACGAATCAGGAACATCACCACGCCAAGCAAACAGCACAGCAAAAAAGCTAATCAAATCAACGCTCTAAAAGTTTTTTAAAAAAATGCTTGCAATACCTGTTTCGATTTGTCAGTCTGTATTCATCGGAAAGCCGAACACCTAGACAAACAGCTAAACACCAAGTCACTGTCTAAACATGACGCACCGTGCAAGCCCTAGCACTCAAGAGGGGCATATGAGACTAACTAGACTATCTGACTAAAGGCTTGACACCTGCAAAACTATCTGCAAACGTCTACTGGAAAGCATACTAAACTAGATAGCTGCGGCGTAGGCAGCACATGGTGGAGATGTATGTGAGGCTCTTTGAATACTACCATGCGGCGTGGACGTGATCCAGCTTGGGCTTGTGCAGATGCGCTTACCTTGATCTGCCCCCAATATAAAACGAGTAAGACGGGCTAAGTGTAGCAAGGCTAGCCTGTGTCCTGTGGTAGAGCGTTGCAGAACGTGCAGGGGTGTAGTGTATCTTATGGACACATCTAGTCATTCTGTGGGTTTGATGTGGGTGTGTCTTTATGGTTACACTTGGAGGTGAATATCATGGCTACGTATAAAGTAATCTTCTTTGATGAAGATCAGGGCGGTATAGATGCGGTAGAAGTATCCGCAAGCAGTGTTGATCAGGCTATCGAAAAGGTAGAGCTTATGGGTGAATATGAGGTCATTGATGTAGAGATGCAGGGCCGTTTGTATGGTGGCGCTAGCTTTCGTATGACACTCTAAGAGGAGAAACCAACATGGATCATCTTATCATTGAACAGGCGCAAGATATCATTAAGCGTCTAGACGATACCCTTCAAAATGGCAGGTTTGACCGCCAGACGGGTAAGGATATTGACATGGCAAAGGTTCAGATTCACGAGCTTATAGGGTGGATTGCCGTTGTCGAAAGAGAGCGTGATGACTTTGCAGAACGCAACGCACGTAATGCCAACATGGTTAATCTATTGCGTTCTGAGCTTAAGTCTATAGGCTATGATGATGTCCTAACTGTGACTAGATTTGATTGATAGAGGGAGAGACTATTATGAGACTAGCTGAACAGACAAAGAATATCTTGAAGGTATACGCTAAAGCAAATGCTGATGAAGTAGCACATGGCAAGCAATGGTATGCGCTAGCTAAAGAAGCATCACAGGCTATAGCTGACAAGCATGAGCTACCTTTGCGCATTGTTGTTGGCGTAGTAGCTGCACTTTCACCCACTAACAAATGGGAACGCAATCTAGTAGATGCAGATAATATGTGTGGCATATTTGTCACAGGTGGCTATGTGGAAGATACTGCACCTTGCACCTATAAGACGATGCGTGATAAGGCTTGGAATATCTTACAGGAGAAGCCAGACAGCCTAGATGACGTTGCGGCTATACTAAAGGGGCCAAAGATTACAGACTTCTTTTGGTGTATCATGGGCGAGGATACTTGTGTGATTGATGGACATGCGTGGTGCATTGCTAACAATGACAGGCGCACTATGCAAGAAGTGCCTAGCATAGGTGTCAAGCTACGCAAACAGCTACAGCAAGCCTATGCAAATGCAGGCTCTAGGTATGGCATGACAGCCTTTGAGATGCAGGCAGCAACATGGGTTGCATGGCGTAGACTATACAACATAGCATAGAGGAGAGACTGACATGACCGCTTATGTAATCGAAAACAGCAACGGCCTCTATTGGTCTTGCAACTATGGTTGGACAGATGATTTGGAGGATGCTGACCTGTATACCTACGAGGAACACATGATCCTGAACCTGCCTATTGGTGGGCAATGGGTTTGCATAGAGAGGTAACATCATGACTAGAGACGAAGCAAAAAGAAACATAGAAGATCAGCAATGTGATGAATGTATTTACGTTGCTTCTATGCAATATCTTATCAACAGCGCTGAAATCTGGAGCTTAGATAAAAAGTATCGTGACAGGGCTTCGGCAATGATAGATGCAGAAGTATGCACCGCACCTGAATGGGCAGAAGGATCAATACAATGACTAGCGCAACAAAAGAAGAATGGAAACCTGTTCCAAAACTAGACAATCTGACAGAAGAACAGAATGCTGAGTGGCAGAGTAAGTATATGGTGTCTAATCTTGGGCGCATTAAATCTAACACACGGCAGCACAATGTGTATCTTAAACCAACTATCCACAAGAAAGGGTATCACTTACTTGCTACTAAGTTAGGGGGACGTAAAGGAAAAAACCTGACTGTTCGTATACATCGTATAGTAGCTATGGTATTTCTAGATAATCCCTTGAACAAACCAGAGGTAAATCACAAGAATGGAGACAAGGCTAACAACACAGTCTATAACTTAGAGTGGTCTACACCTAGCGAGAACATGTTACACTCTGCTCATGTGTTAAACAACAAGCCGCCCAAAGGCGCAGACAATCCATGTGCTGTGCTTACTAAAGATCAACGTTCTTACATTAAACTAAAGTATCAACCAAAGCACAAACTATATGGCGCACGTGCATTAGCTAGAGAGTTAGGTGTGCATCACAAAACTATCTTAGCTGTGCTAAAAGAGGAGTGAGATATGATCAAGGTTTACTTTGAGACACAGCGTTGGGGTGCTGAACATATCGCTACATTCTATGATGAACGTGTGTATATGCTAGCATTACCTGCCTTGGAGAAGTGGGCAGAAAGTATTGATGGATTCATCACAGAAAGCGTGATAGAGGAGGAGACAGCATGACTGTATCAGTATCAGCAGAAGATGTATCAAAATATAATGGTCTTGTTGATTGGAATAGAGATGGCAGTCATCTTGACTACCAACAACGTGTAACTGAAAGGCTTCGAGACGGAGGCAATACGTTCTCTGTTTACAATACAGCTAAACGATATGGCGACTATGAATGTGCTGTGTCTATAGAGAATAAACATTTTGAGGTAGACATCACAGGAAAATCTTATGAGATGCTTAAGGATGCAATGTTTCATCAGGGTGACACGATGGCAGATGCATATAGGCGTTTTAAGAATATGGGTTTTCAGATTACTATCTCAGAAGATAGGGCAAAATACCTGTATCAAAAAGTCAAACACGATAAGAATCCAGATACGCAAGGTATAAGACGATTCCTACGAGGAGCCTTGCTACACTGCACTACTCAGAAAGACAGAACTCTTGGTGATTGTATGCATTTAGCAGAAAGTGGATGGTTAAACATGAATCACCTAGAGGGATATTTACTGGAGGAGGAAAAGGAGACGGAGGAGTGGACATGACACAGCTAGACTTGACAATACTAGAAGCACTCAAGAACTATCATCGTGACTTTGACCACTGGCTAAACATGTGTGGCGGTGATCCAGATGAAGTAAACTTTCACACATCAGGCACACCTGTCTTTGATAGCTTGGAAGATGCACGAGCATACTACCATCAGCTTGGCGAGTTAGTAGCACATGCTGAGTGGGAACATAGAGAGGAGCTTAAGAATGGGTAAACTTACGCTAACACAGCTAGAAGATTTAGCTGACTTTGAGCGTGGCGATATGCCTGACACAGAAAACATCTGGTATATTGCATACTTGTGGTCTATACTACAGGGCTTATCAGAAGAGTTTGCAGAAGAAATACAACGTGACTACAAGATCTACAGTGAGGAGATTAAGTGATGCCAAGCTTTGGTAAAGCAAAAAACTTGAAAGCACAATCTAAAATGCATAAGCCTAGTGCTAATAAAAAATGGGTGTATCCTACTAAGTTGAGGGTTGTACCCGCTTCTATTGCACTCGCATCAACACCTAAATGGTTTGTAACAGCTAACAAAAAGGAGACTACAAATGTCTAACACTATCCAAGCTAAAGTACTGAAGCACTTGCAGAAGCAAGGCAACATCTCTCCACGTGAGATTTACCTAGACTACCACGCAGGTAGCCCGACTAAGGTTATCTCTCAGCTACGCAAGGCAGGACACAACATCGTGTCTATTACCAAGCGTCACCCTACAACAGGTCAACGCTACGTGCGTTACCACATGACAGCGTGATAGCTATGTGGCGTGTCAACTTCTACGACAACGCCATGCGTCTCCTCTGCTACTACAACACAGCTAACAAGCGTGAAGCAGAGGAGATGGCACGTGGCAGGATGCGTAACTCAACCAAGGTTATCACCGAAGTAATGAGGATAGACCAACATGAAACACCGCTTCAATACGGAACATCTAGTCAACATTCACAGGTATCACACAGACTTGGCTAAACAGATTGACGAGGCTGAGTGGATTGGTAACTTTGATTATGCTGACTTTCTCAAAGACGAGTATGATCGTGTCACTATTGAGCGTGACAACGGCGCTGTCTATTGGCCTAAGCACTGATGTATATATTCAGTAAGCTTCTGATAGTAATCTACCTAGCAGGTTTAGCGTTGGGTATATGGTGGTCATGGAAGGAGTTACGAAGTGGGAAAAAAGAAATCAGATGATCCACACGATGACTGGACTAAGCATATACCTTTGCCGCCAAGCAAAGAGGAGAAACCAAAATGAGACAACGTGTAGCTAGGCCAAAGCGTAATGCACCTGTGTCACAGCTTGTAGAGTTTTACTTGCACAGTGACAGGTTTGCTAGGCTCAAGGGTAAGACTCAAAAAGAATACGAGACACACCTGCAACGTGCCTTAGCTACACGTATCTCACACTTAGGTAAGACACTGGGTGCTATTCAGATCAGTAAGCTACGCCTGTCACACCTACGTGAAGGCTATGATGTATGGCTACTGAGTGGTGTCCGTAATGCTAACTATCGTGCAGCAGCACTGTCAGCCGTGCTTAGCTACGGTGTAGAGTGTGACCTGCTAGAGTATAACCCTATACAAGGATTACGTAAGCAGTCTACTAAGCCACGCCGTGTACGTTGGGAGCGTGACCAAGTAGTCAGGTTCTTAGACACAGCATACAGCGACTTCAAGTGGCGCAGCATTGGGCTTATCGTTCACATGGCATACGAGTGGGCGCAGCGTGTAGGCGACATGCGTACACTGACATGGGATAGCCTTGACCTTGAGGCTCAGCGAGTAGACTTGACACAGAGTAAACGTAACGCTGAGGTACATTTACCTATCAGTGACAGCCTCACTGAGATGCTGAAACAACAACAGCAGGACTTTGGGTTCCAACCATATGTTGCACCGAAGCCTAACCCTAGCGGTGGCAGCTACGTGCCATACACAATAGACCTCATTGACAATGCACTGAACTCTGTTAAACTAGAGGCCGGACTACCAAGCCATCTCACTGCGATGGACTTACGCAGAACAGCTATCACTGAGATGGCAGAAGCAGGCGTTGATGCTATTGGTATACGACAGGTGACAGGCCATGCTAACTTGCAGTCAGTCACGCCTTACTTGGTGAACACATACAGTGGTGCATCTGCTGCACTAGCTAAGAGGAATGGAGACAGTTAATGCAGAGAGTGAATGACTACCTAGAAACCCTTGATATTACAGAAGGAATGCAGCACCGCAGCAACTGCCCTATGTGTGGTGGTAAGAATACATTCACTGCTACCAAGGATGACGGGCTGATTATCTACAACTGCTACAAGCTAGGCTGTGGCACACGTGGCTTCCTGTCTGTAGGGCTAAGCTTCCAAGAACTACAGCGTAGACTGGCAGCAATCAACTACGAGGAACAACGAGCCAAGCCACTAGAGAACATGGTCTGGCCTGAGTATATCGTAGACCCTCTACCTGAACACACGCTACTCAAACGCTTTGCTAACAGGTGGGACTTAGATCTTGATGAACTTATGTATGACGTTAAAGACAGACGTGCAGTCTTTCCTATCAAGCACAAGGGTGTTCTCATTGACGCTGCGGGACGTGCTTTGGATGGTGCTACACCTAAGTGGTATCGCTACACTGGTGACGCTGATGTATATACACATGTAGTAGGTAAGCAGCAAGGCATCGTAGTTATCGTAGAGGATATCATCTCAGCTATCACTGTAGCTAAACGCTTTCCCGGCACTACAGGATTAGCTATTTTAGGGACTTCTATGTCGGCTAAGCACATGGAATACTTGGAAGACTTCTACAAGGTTATCGTTGCGCTTGACCCTGATGCAGCACACAAGACACTGCAGTTCAAGCGTGAGATAGAAGCATGGACAGGGCTACCTACCAAAGCTTTACGATTGACTGATGACCTCAAGTATAATATATTAGCTGACATTCAACAGCTAAGGGAGCTGATATGAGTAAGCCAGAACTTAAAACGCTGATGACAGAGTATGTCCACGGCAAGATAGAAAAACATAATGAGATAAAAAAAGATCTTATCTTAAAGATACGATTAAGTAACAGCCACTCAATCTTTGATGAAACAGAGAGGGTTTCTCATACAGATCTTAACTACAGAGATCAGGAAAGACCTTGGCTACCTTTGTTCTTTGATAATATCAGGCCGTACATGGATGCCTTTGCTAAGCTCTTCATGCACGAGAACTGGGCTATCCATCATACTTGGTACTTTAGATACCTGAAGGGAGAGTACTCTCAGTGGCATGTTCATCCAGACTGTTCATGGACTAACGTATATTTCTTGCAGCTACCTGATAAGAAATCAAGGACAACTTTATTAAACGCTAGCTCAGGAGAAGAAGTTATCATAGCAGATGTCGAAGAGGGAGACATCATTAGCTTTCCTTCTGCGGTTATACACTGTTCAAAACCAAACATGTTTGATGAAGACAAGATTGTGATTGCGTTTAACTCAGACATATACGATACACAGGTACACAAGACGTACCCTGTTGAAACCTACAAAAGAACTACGATAAGAGACTTCAATACTGAAGAACGTAAAGCAGCTAAACAACGTGAAGAAAGGAATCGTGACAATGCTGAATAAGAAAGAACACTCTGAGTTTCTTAACCTGATCAAAGCTAATGGTGTCCCTAAGAAATACAAGAAGTCTTTGATGGGTAACTACAAGCCTGAGACTGTAGTAAACATCATGGCTGATGTATTGTGTAGCTATCGTGATGCACAGATCAACAAGCTAAAGAAGAACACACATGACTGATCTGATAGCACAAGCAATCGTCTACGCTACTTTAGCAGGCGGCATAGCAATCTTTGGAGCGTACAAGTAATGACATTAGCAGTGTGGCCTACAGCAACAGCAGTAGTGTATTTCTTAGGTATACTTATGCATTATCGTTTTAGTATGGCTTTGATCCGCACTGCAGTCCTGCTTAATAGAGATGACGATGAGACTTACATAGTCAATACCTACAGGCTTATCCTTGTTAGCATGTGTTGGCCGCTTGTCATGTTAGCGTATCTTGCAACAGACTTACTTGGTGGGAGACATGAAGATGACTGACAGCCCGTTTGAAATAGTGGTGGACACAGTGACAGACCACGAGGATGGATCAGCAGGCATCACTGTCACTATGTCAGAACAAGCACAGGCTTCGGTGATTGAACTGGGCTTACAGTTTATCTTCACCTGTGCAGCAGCCAAGGCGGACATACAGGATGCACTTGAGTTGATACTGAAACAAGGAGGCGAGGATGAGTGACTATAACGACATCACGCTAGACATAGATGACGATGGTATCTGGCTTATAGACAATACAGATCAGGGCGATATGCAGATGGGTCATGTGTCTTGGCGACAGGTAGCGATACACGTTCAGAAAGAACTGGCAGAACTGAAGGAAGACGACACAGATGCTCAGGTTATCCCCGCACTGAAGGAAGCACAGGAGCGGACAAAGGGTATGCTGACTGAGGTTTTTGAGGATGACAAAGAAATGTCCAAGCACTTTGTTGAGATGGCAGACAAGATCAAGGAACTAGAGGCCAAGCTACAAGATCAAACACGCCTGATCGAACAGTTCTTTGCCCTGCTTGATATTAAAGAGCAAAAAGACGATGGGCGTTATTTCCACCCAAACATAATCCGATCTTCTCGTGCATTAGATGCGGAAAAGTTGGAAGAAATCTTGGGTAAACTGAGAGGGTATATCAATGGCTAACCATTGGCACTATCAATTGATGCGCCACATGACACCACAGGGTGAGACATACTACGCCGTGCATGAATACTATCCGCTAGATGATGGCCCTGCATGGACTGAAAATCCTGCTACTGTCGATGGTGAAAGTAAATCTGATATTATCTGGATGCTTAATACTATGTTAGAAGACATTGAGAAGCACGGAGTGAAAGACTATGAGTAGTATTAGGACTACATTGATTGACTACATGGGCAGCGACTTGTCTGTAGTTAATGCAGCACGTGTTAGCTTCGGTAAAAAGCATGACACATTCCAAGACAAAGACAAGAAGCTTATCCAATACCTAGCTAAGCACAAGCACATGTCACCTTTTGGTCATGCCTTTGCTAGCTTCCATGTCAAAGCCCCTATCTTTGTAGCACGACAGCTAGTTAAGCATAAGTTTCTGCGGTGGAATGAGATCAGCAGACGCTATGTAGATGAAGAGCCTGAGTTCTATGTGCCGCAGGTATGGCGTGGGCGTAGTGCTGACAAGAAGCAAGGCAGTCAAGGCGAGGTTGATACAGCTATTGACCCTGACTACATCAACACCTTGTCTACACAGATATACAAGAACCTGTTGAAGCAAGAGGTAGCACCTGAGCAAGCACGTATGGTACTGCCACAGTCAACCATGACAGAGTGGTACTGGTCAGGTAGCCTTGATGCTTTCGCTGCGATGTGTGTCCTGAGATGCGCTTCTGATACACAGTATGAGACACGTGTTGTAGCTGACTACATCAACATGAAGATGCAAGACATCTTTCCTGTATCTTGGGCTGCACTCATGGGTGTTGCAAATGTGCAACAGTTCTCTGAGTATGGCAACTATGGTGAGAACAATCCACCACTAGGAGATACCAGTGCTTACCAATGAGGATATTGCTTTAATAGCAGGTGCTGTAGTTTGTACTCCTCTCATTGCTATAGGGGTCTGGCTGTGGTATAGTGAAATAAAGGAGTGGTTTAAGTAATGTTTACGGTTGAAGAAGTATACGATGCATCTGTTGTTACAACGATGGACGAGTCAGACAAGTTCGAGGATGTAGAAGTTACCTTCGATCAAGACGGTGTAGTGTGGATTCGACAGTATTGTGAAGAGCTTAAGAATCATCAGCTTATTTACATGTCTTATCAACAACTGCTAGACATCATATGTTCAATGCAACGGCCTGAAGGAATGTATTACTTAGAAAGGCAAAGACCATGAGTATGTGTGGTGAGATAGAAAATACAAAAAACCAAATACAGCGCTTGCAACGTGATCTGTGTGACCCTACAGTTAACTACGAGGAAAGACAGAAGCTTATATTCAGGTTGGCTGTAGAGAAAGACCGACTAGAACAGCTTGAGAGAGCGAGGCTGAGAGGATACAAAGATGTTTAACTTGTTTAAGTCCAAGAAGAAGAAAGGTATGTACGAGGATATCAACACAGTGCATTACTCTGTGGATCTTCTTAAGACAGACTATAAGTTTAACCTTTCTACAGAAGACTACTTCAAGCTATGGATTGACTACCCTGCAACAAAGTCTTGTTCTTGGATTAAAGACATGCCTTTGAATGTTAACTCAATGAATAAAAACTTTGAGGCAGAGAAAGATCCAAACCTAGCAAAGCTTGAAGCAGATTACGTAGACTATTGTGTGGCTAATAATATACCACCCGATACAGACACACGTAGCCGTAGCTACTTTTCTACAGCTAAAATGTGTCCTGCTATTACAGACTTACTGTCTCATAGCTTTGTTGTAAAAGCCCCCGTGGATATCCATGTGTCAGTAGCACAGCATGGAAAGAACATGGAGCATTTGCTACATCATGTTTTTGTTGATGTGAACTTTTCTCAGACAAGACCTCACGGGAAGATTCAATACACCTGTAAAGACAGCCCTATGTTTAAGGACATGGTAAACTTTAAGATTGAAACAGGCATCATCCTTCATGCACACAAGGATGTAATGATTACTTTTATGCAGCCTGTTTACCACAATCACCCTGTACCTTGGCAGGTTATACCCGGTGTATTTACAAATCCTTTGAATGGCTATGCAAGTGTTATCATTAATACGTTTGTGCCTAATAACTCAAAGGACTTCATTATCAAGAAGGGTACTGCTCTTTTCTATGGGACTTTCAGTAGAAAAGTACGACTCGTACCAACAGACGAACCCAATAATAAACTTATCAAGACAACCCTAAATAAACCTTCTGTATCTACACGACACGAGATCGGTAAGTAGGGTTATCTAAAGAGGAGACACACGATGATGGAACTAGCATTACTTCGTAGCCTTATGAATAAGGAGTTCTACGAAGATCACAAGGGTATTCGTTGCCCTGATAAGATATTCACTAAAGACTTACGTAAGATCAAGCAGACACTTGAGTACGCTATGGATACGTATGACCGTACGCTTACACCTGCTGAGCTTGAGGCGTTGTTCTTTGCTAACAACAACAGCATGACCACAGCTAACAAGCAGGTCTACCAAGATATGTTCCGTAAGATTGCACGGGAAGAGCCGCTATCAAAAGACATTGCAGAAGATGTATTGTCTAAGTTGTTTCAACAGGTAGTCGGTGAAGAGATTGCTAATCTTGGCTTCAACTATGTGAACGGCACAGAAGCTACGCTTGAGCCACTACGCAAACTGTTGCGTGACTACCAAGACGACTTCATGCCTAACCTCAAGGTTGACTGGGAAGACATCAGCATTGATACACTACTCAAGGCTAACGATATTCAATCGCAGTGGAAGTGGAACATCCCTTCGCTGGGACGTTGGATTGAAGGCATCTCAGGTGGACATCTAGTTATCGTAGGCGCACGTCCTAACACAGGTAAGACTAGCTTCCATGCATCCACACTGGCAGGGCCTGATGGCTTTGCACGGCAGGGCGCTAAGTGTATGATCCTGTGTAATGAGGAAGCCTATGAGCGTGTAGGCGCACGTTACTTGAGCGCCGCTACAAGCATGTCTATGGATGAAGTCAAGGGTAACATGGCTCTTGCATCGTCACGCTATAGTGAGGTGAAGGATAATATCTTTATCAAGGATAGCACAGGCAAGGACATGGCATGGGTTGAGGCTATCGTGAAAGCATATGAGCCTGACATCGTAGTGCTTGACATGGGTGACAAGTTTGCAGCTAAGACTAGCGACAAGTCTGATGTGTATCTTAAGGATGCAGCTATCCATGCACGTAACATTGCTAAGCAATACAAGTGTGCAATCATCTGGATGTCGCAGTTATCTGCTGTAGCTGAAGGACTTGTGCGTGTTGACCAGTCAATGCTTGAAGGCAGTAAGACAGGCAAGGCTGCTGAGGCTGACCTCATGATCCTGATCTCGAAGAACCGTGTAGTAGAGGGACAGGAAGAGGAAGACACACAAAGACACTTGAACATTGCGAAGAATAAGCTTAAGGGTGGATGGCATGGAGTTGTGCATTGCGAACTAGATGGTGATCGCAGTCAGTATGTATCGTGAGGAGAGGCTATGAGGTTAGTACTTGATGTAGAAAACACTGTCACCAAGCGAGGTGGCAAGATGCATCTAGACCCCTATGAGCCGGGCAATGTGCTTGTGCAAGTAGGCACACAGAATGCTGACAATCCTGACGAGACACACATCTTCACGCTTGACCACAAGGAACAACAAGATCGTTCTGGCATCCAAGGCAGGAAGCTTCAGGTTATCTTGGACAACACAACGCTACTCATTGGTCACAACCTACAGCACGACTTGATGTGGCTGTGGGAGTGTGGCTTCAAGTACGATGGTGATGTGTATGATACCATGCTAGCAGAGTACTTGCTGCTACGTGGACAGAAGGAACCGCTTAGCCTTGATGCATGTGCTGAGCGCCGTAGCTTGGAGTTTCAGAAAGATGATACACTCAAGAAGTATTTCAAGGAAGGGTTCAACACTAACGAGATTCCTCTACAGGAGCTTAGCTTTTATCTTAGGCGTGATCTCGACACTACTCGTGAGTTGTACCACGCCATTGAATCTGACTATGCCAACCCTGAATCTGCCTCACTCCACGCAGTCAGAGGAGTTACCTTCAACACCTGCAAGACGCTTACCCGTATGTACATGCGAGGAGTCGCCGTGGATAAGTCAGCCCTAGAGGCTGTGCGTGTAGAGTTCGAGACAGAACGTGCAGCTATATTAGATCGGTTAAGCAAGAAGACACGAGACTTGATGGGTGCTACGCCTATCAATCTCAATTCACCAGAACAAGTATCGCAGGTAGTGTTCTCTCGTAAGGTAAACAACAAGGCTGAGTGGGCTAAGCTGTTTGACTTCGTGTCTACTGATGCAGAGTTCAAGGATGCTATCAATGCTAACAGCACCGTGATCAAGAAGACACGTGCGTCTACCTGCCTAGACTGTAATGGCGAGGGCAAGGTATACAAGCTTAAGAAGGATGGAACACGATATGCTAGACCCAATAAATGTACTGTTTGCGATTCTCGTGGTTATCTTCTGGTAGACACTAACGAGGTAGCAGGCTTGAAGTTTACTGCGCCAAGCAAGAAGTGGGTAAGTGCCAATGGTTTTAGCACAGGTAAAGATAATCTTGATCTACTTATGGCGACTGCTAAGACAAAAGGCATGGACGATGCTGTTGATTTTCTTAGTGATCTCAAGCGCCTCTCTGCTATTAGCAGTTATCTTAGCAGCTTTGTTGATGGAATATCTACCTATACCAAGCCATCTGGAAAACTACACGTTTCCCTCACCCAACATATTACCGCTACAGGAAGATTTTCTGGGCGCAATCCCAACATGCAGAACATGCCTAGAGGTGGAACCTTTCCAGTAAAGCGTGTGTTTGTATCACGTTGGCAGGGTGGCAAGATCATGGAAGCTGACTTTGCACAGCTAGAGTTCCGCACTGCTGCATTTCTTGCGCAGGACAAGGTAGCTATGGAAGAGATTGCTACAGGGTTTGACGTGCATAGCTATACCGCACAGGTTATCACAGATGCAGGACAGAAGACATCACGACAGGAAGCTAAGGCACATACCTTCGCACCCCTGTTCGGTGCTACAGGCTACGGCAGGAGTAAGGCTGAGGCTGCATACTATGAACACTTCACAGAGAAATACAAAGGCATTGCTGCATGGCACAAGAAGCTAGCTAGTGAGGCTATGCGTTTCCTGAAGATCACTAACGTGTCAGGCAGACAGTATGCTTTCCCTGATGTAACACGTAGGGCAAACGGTAGCGTGACACACTTCACGATGATCAAGAACTATCCTGTGCAGGGCTTTGCTACAGGTGACGTTGTGCCTGTTGTGTTGATTGAGATGGAGAAAAACCTGCAGGGTATGCAGTCCTGTATCGTGAATACTGTGCATGATAGTATGGTGATTGACGTACACCCTAACGAAACACAACAAGTTATCAAGCTTGTAGAGGAGATGAATAATGGCTTGAACAAACTGGTAGAAAAGTATTATGGTGTAACCATGAACGTGCCTCTACTTTTAGAGGCCAAGCTAGGCGAGAATTGGCTTGACACAGTAGACGTTTAATGGTATAACTATTACTCTTTGACTCGAAAGGAAAACATATGAGTAATGAACTAGCAACCCTTACGAATGATGGCCAGTCTATGCTTGAAGCTATGGGCATGGCTAACCTGACAGGCGGTAGCGGAAGTACATTTGTTCCCCGCATTAGCCTACTGCAGGATGCCATCATGGGTACGATGGATGTTGGCGGCAAGATCGTCAAGACTGAGGTTGTACCTGCAGGTGCATTCCGTATCAATGCTGATAAAGACACGACTATCTATGCAGAGGAAATCTCTATCCGTATCTTTACTGTCCGTCAGCAACTGACACGCTACGATGTCGATACTAACAAGACATACAAGACTGTACAAGCAACTGACCTGAAGGGTGAACTGAAGGACGAGCTTGGTGGGTTTAACTTAGGTAAGCCCGGCGGTTACGTAGCTGACTACAACAGCCTAACAGACAAGCAGAAAGCAGTACGCACAGCTAAGATTTACTATGGCGTTGCAGTAATCAAGAATGCTTTAAACGAGAACGGAGAGCCTGTAGCAGGGTACGAAGAGCCTATGCCTTTTGTGATGGACGTGACTAGCTCCTTCTCTCGCCGTGCTTTGGATGAAGGCTTGAAGGCTGTACTTCGTAAGAACGTTCTGCCTATTAACTTTGTATTCAACTTGGCTCACGCATCTACTGCTAACAAAGCAGGCAAGAAGATCATGCACGTCAAAGTGCTAGGCGGTGATCAAGTAGAACCTGATGCACGTGACAACGATACGTTCCAGATGTTCTTGGATCGCATTGAGGGGGTCAACAAGTATGTATTGTCTAAGTGGGATGAAGCTAACAGCAATGATCCGCAGATGGATGCAGACGAGATCGACATGGTACATGAGTTTGTCAACGTAGAAGAGGCAGACTAATGAATCATCCCGCCGAACTTGCGGTCTACTCATATCTTCAGAAAGCTATGAAGGGCGAGACAGACATGGCTGAAGACATTCGTGAGCAAGTAGCAAACGATGTCAAAGCAGCCTTACTAAAGCAGTTCGGCGGCCCTCCTCGTGACGAGTTCCGGCTACGTATGTCTAACATTGGTAAGCCTA